ATTATGACGATGAATCAGAAGATGGAAAATGAAGATTACGACAATAACACAATACCTGTTTTAGATAAGGGTTATGTTAGATTAGTTGATGTTATGGGTAGTGATCTATCTATAGTTAACGCCGCAAGAGCATCTTTTGCCAAAGAATCAAGTGAGCTTTCCGTGCAAGACGCAAGGCTGATAGATTTTTTAGCAAGAGAAAATCATATGTCACCGTTTCGTCACGCGTTTTTAACATTTGAATTTAAAGCTCCGCTTATGGTTGCTAGGCAACATTGGAAATATGTAGTTGGATCAGATCATACAATGGATTCCTGGAACGAATCTTCCAGAAGGTACATAACTATGGATCCAGAATTCTATATACCTGGGCCAGAACAGTGGAGACTCGCTGCAGAAAACAAAAAACAAGGCTCCTCTGGACTAGCTGGTCCGTGGACTGGTGCCATATTAAATACAGAGTTAAAGCAATTAGTTGATAAGTGTGAATCTATATACAACATGGCGCTTGAGCAAGGGATTGCTCCAGAACAAGCTAGATTATTTCTGCCAGCATATGGCATGTACGTTGTATATAGATGGTCATGCAGTCTTCAGTCTGTGGCTTTATTCTTAAATCAAAGATTGGGAGAAGAATCCCAAGTAGAAATTCAAGAGTATGCAAAAGCGGTATACAATCTAACTAAAGAAAAGTTTCCAGTATCAATAGATAGATTGGTCTCAATACATGTATAAAAATATACTATTATTTATAGTATTTTCTTTTTTGATTAACTGGACCATAAGTTTGCAGATGTTAAATCAATCTTCTAAACAGAAGAGTATTAAATTTACAGCAATTGCATTGGCCTTGACAACGGGAACCATCGCAGGATTTATAATCTCCCTTATATTATGACTGTAATATCTAAAAAAGATATACAATTTATGAAGATGTGTATTGATAGTTCGAAAACATTTTCTACTTGTGGCAAAAAACAATATGCAGCTATGCTAGTGGACGAATATAATCATATAGTGGGCTTTGGGTATAACGGTGGACCAAGAGGTTTCCTACACTGTAATGAGGGTGGATGTAAACGCTTTCTCGAAAACTCAAATAGTGGATCAGTATATGACAACTGCATAGCTATTCATGCGGAAGCAAACGCCTTACTTCATTCTGATTATAGCTCAAGGCCAAAAAAAATATATGTAAACGGTCCTCCTTGTTTTAGTTGCGCTAAACTGATAGCAAATAGCACCCTAGATACTGTATACTATTTGTATGATTCTGATTATAAGAATTGGGAAGATGTAGAATCTTTTTTATCAAAAGCAAATGTACAGACTATAAGGATAGATAATGGCAGCTTCTAAGTTAAATTATATTGTAGTATACAAAAACCACAGTCAGGTTTATGGTTGTTCTTCAAAGAAAATAGCTTTAGAAACACCCCCACCAGAGGGTTACACGAATGATGATAAGAGAATACTTTTTGCAACATTTGAGCCAGATACAAGTTCCCTATGTGTTTACCCTATATCATTAGAGGATATAGAATTAGAGGAAGTAAAAACTAAGAAAGTTAAGAAGAAAAATGAGTAAGAAGAGAATAGATAAAAAGAAAATTAATATTAAGCTTGAGTCTGGTCAAACATATCTAGTTACTTCTATAGATGAGATGTTGCAAATAGCAAATTCTTTGATACACTTAGCTTCTTCGATCAAGGATGAAAAAAGCAAATTGTCTACACTTCATTTAAGTGAAGAAGCGGTAAAAGCAATAAGTGAAAATAAATTTATAGGAGGATCCTCAGATGAAGATGAAGATTGGAATTAGTATCGCGGTAGTAGCAGCATGTTTCTACTTTGCATATGGGCAAAAAAGAAAGAAGATGATAGAAACAAACTTTTTTACTGACGAAAGACTTTTTGAAGCAACAAAAATATATAATCCACAAAGTAGTTTTATAGAATTCTTTGATAAGGAAAATATAAAAGAAGCCTTTAGTAGATATGATAAATATCTAGATCTTGGTTTGAATAAAGAAGACGCATTTAAGTCTGTAGTAGAAGACAAGAGAAATAAATGATAGATCTTTGTGTAGTAAATTATAATACGAGACCACTATTAGAAAGATTAGTAGACGAACTACATAAGGGTACATCTCCGTCTAATAAAAATTGGAAACTTTATATCGCAGATAATGATTCTTCTGATGATACGATACAGTGGTTTAGGGAAAACGATTCGAAGTATAATATAGACAGAATATTTCTAAATAAGAACATAGGTTATTCTGCGGCCTGCAATCAGTTAGCGGCTCACGGCAGTGGAGACATAATAGCATTGTTAAACTCAGACGTATGGTTTACCAATGACGATATAAACGCTGTGCAGAAAATATTTGATGATAACAGCGACATTCATATTCTGGGTCCTAAACAAAGGGATGAATACGGCCTGATTAAACATGCTGGAATTGTTGGATCTAATACGGAACCAAGACATAGAGGTTGGAACCAGGCAGATCAAGAAGATTCTTTATATAAAGACCGAGTAAACTGTGTGACAGTATCCGGTTCTGCTTACTTTATTAGAAGATCAGTTTGGGATGCTCTAACAAGTGATGAAGAGTATAGAAAGATGTACCCCGAGGCAATAGGAGCCTTCCTACCAACGCCTCATTACTACGAGGAGACTTGGTGCTCCTACTTCGCACGTCATCGTGGCTACAATGTAGTGTATGATGGTAGTGTATCAATAGGTCATAGCTGGCACGCCTCATCCCCAAAACCGGGCGAAGGCTACAGTCATGCCGACGCCCAATTCAAAGTAAGCCAATCAATATTTCGCAAAGCCTGCGATTTCATAGGAATAGAAAGAGATTAAAATGTCAGATCAATTCAATGTTTACCTTTACAATGCAGAAGTAGTTAAGATAGTTGACGGAGATACGTTTAAGATTAAGATAGATCTTGGTTTTGAGGTTCATATTGGGCCAAAAAGCGTCAGACTATATGGTGTTAACACACCAGAAAGCCGTACAACTAATCTTGAAGAAAAGAAAATGGGTCTTGCTGCAAAAGAGTTTACCGATCAATGGATCAAGAAAGCTAATAACAAAGTAAAGATCGAAACCATTCTAGACAAAAATGAGAAGTATGGTAGAATCCTTGCCAGAGTATGGAACGAAGCTGGTGAATGTCTTAATACTGAAATTGTCAAAGCCGGATTAGCTAGAGAGTACTTTGGCGTAGGCGATAAAACATTTGAGGAATTTAAGAAGGCGTAAGAGCCTAGCTCTAGATAATCATTAGTCAGTGGAGAAGCACAATGCAGCACTTTGGTGAAGGTATTTATCGTATTGAAAATTTCTTTTCTCGTCATAAAGAACTTAAAGATCTAATTTTAAATCAGATTGACACTTTGGATTTTTTTAATGCTCAAAATAATCCTCTTAAAAAAGATGATTTTAATTCATATGATATTTTAGGAAATTGGGTAGACTCCAGTAATCCAAATTTATATGAAATTTTATATTCTTTAAATACACAGAAGCTAGAAGCACTAAATCTCTTATTAAACACCACCCATGTTAGTCAATGGGAAGGTAGTGAATACTGCGGTGGAATAACGTGTTATAAACCTGGAAGCTTTTGGATGGATCATAATGATTTATTGTATTTAGATGAAGAAAAAAAGATGACTTACTCATGCGTTTATTATATTAACCAAGATTTTGAGGGTGGTAATTTATTTTTTCCAGAATTAAAAATTACTGTTAAGCCCATAGAAAATAGTTTAGTATTACTTCCTTCTCATTTAATTCATAGGGCAGAAGAAGTTATAAGTGGAAATAAAATAATATCAACAACATTTTTTAGAGAGAATAAAAATGCAAACTAGAGTATTCTTATCAGGAGCAATAGAAGATATTCAATCTGACTTTAAATATAGTTGGAGAAATGAGGCAACTTCTCTTTTAAATCATAGAGGTTTTAAAGCAGTCAATCCAATGGACTATGCCTTAGAGGAAGAAGACTGCAAGCCGAAAGAAATAGTAGATAAAAATCTATTTTTGCAAAAAAGCTGTGATATTATTTTAGTAGAATACACATTACTCTATAGGGCATACATTGGAACAGACTTTGAAATGACCTGGGCTCATCTAAACAATCAACCAGTAATTGTTTGGGCACATCAAGATCTACAGCACAGAATTTATCTTAAGTTTCTTGCCACAAAAGTTGCAGATACTCTTGAGGAAGCTGTAGAATATATATCTAATACATATCCATCAACTAAATAAAGGAAATAATATGGCAGAAAATAAGTTTAACTATTTTGAAGTAACTACTTCTTATGTTGTTAAAGCCAAGAATAAGTCAGAAGCTGAAAAGGTTGTCCTTGGACGTCGTGGCGTTAAGGGCGAAGTCATTACCAGTAAGACTAATGTAGATCGAATCTCGGCTGTAGAAGTCCGTGAAATGTTGGAGATCTAAGAATCCTATTAACTAGAGGGTAGCACTATTCACTTAGTGTTACCCTCTATAAACCTTAAGGAAAGTATATGATATACGCTCAAATGGTGGGCAGAAATGAAGAGGGAAGATTTCTAGAGGAAGTTCTAGAAAGGCTTTCACAGCAAGTAGATGGTATTGTTTTTACGGATGATTGTTCTACTGACAATACAGCTAAAATAGCAGAAAAATATTGTCATGTTTACTCAACTCCAGAGCAACTATTTACAAAACATGAGGGTCAACTAAGAGCTTTTGCCTGGTCTAATATGTGCCAGCATGCAAAACTTGGTGACTGGATTATAGCAATCGATTGTGACGAAATGCTATATAACAAAAACGATGTGGACAATCTTGATATCTCATCTGTTTTATTAAACTCGCCTTATGATGTTGCCAATGTTCGCTTTTACCACATGTGGAATGAGAACCAATGGCGTACAGATAAACTATGGGCTCCAAATAATAGCAGTAGAATATTTAGGTTTAAGGAAGATGGCGGTTTTGCCAATAGGAAGTTAGCCTGTGGTTCGGAACCCACATATGTAGTTGACTGGATTAGGCAAAGAAACTTCTGGGTTGATTCAGGCTTAGTCATGAAACATCTTGGATACGTAAGAGATGAAGATAAGATCTCTAAACATCAAAGATATTCAACTTTAGACGGTGGAGAATTTCACGCATTAGATCATATCAACTCAATAATAGACCCAAATCCAGTCTTAATTGACTGGGGAAACTTCTTAAGGTAGAAAAAATGAAAAAAGATATTAGAATTGCAACACACGCACAAACAATTCAGTCGCTAACTCTAAAGATGTTATCTAAGGAACGTTTTGCTTATGTTAACTTTCCTCGATCAGCACTCATCGCTATGGGTAGTCCGGATATGAAGAAGTCTTCTAAGGACTTTGGTGATTCAATAAGTAAATCATTTAGCATTAATGATAAGAATTTTATGAAAGGGATACCATTAGCTTTTGTGAACTCTAATGATTCAGATAATGAATTAGATTATTCAAAAGTGGATTCTAATCAGACATACTACAACTCAACAACACTTGAAAATTACTTCAACAATAATGAAGTAGCTTTTACGTCTTTTGTAGATTTCTATATAAGAAATACTCCATATGTTGTAGTTACCTTTCACGATAGAAAAGTAATTACAAGGGTTTTGGGATCACCCGTGGACACAATTTATGTTCCATATAATGACTATTACGATAAGTTAGATTCTATAATCGAAACTTTGAAAACCTATACAGGTAAAGTTGATACAGTCATTTTAGATTGTCCGCTACTTTCTGCTGCTTTAGCAAGTAAGATATGGGATGAGTTAAATTTTTCTATAATAGATTTTGGGAAGGTAATCAGCTTTGCTCGAGCAAGATTTAGCAATAGGATCTCCCAAAATGAAAAGACAGATTGAAGACAAAGAGGATGATCTATTTCTAATAGATCTTTTACTTGAATCAGATCTAACCATTTCAGCTATAGCTAAAGAACTTGGTTATTCATTTACTCAGTTAAATAAAAAAATTAATTCACTTGGTCTTTCTTGGATTAAAGAGCAAAAGAAAAAAACATCAAGAGGTCAAGCTGCGCTTACTCAAGCAATGCAAAAGCTTTTTCCTGGACAAAAGATCATAAACGAACATCACGTAGGTGAGCGTTTAAGAATAGATGTATACTGTCAGGAATATAAGATAGGTGCAGAATTTCACGGCAGGCAACACTTCTATTACACTGAAAGATTTTTTGAATCAAAATATGATTTTATTCAGGCTCAAAAAAGAGATGAAAGAAAGTTAGAACTTTGCAAGCAAGAGGGAATAACATTAGTCGTATTTAGATACAACGATGAGCTAAGTGAACAAGCTGTTTATGATAGACTATTGCAAGCAATAAGACTGAGTC